GAGCGCTCTTCTGCTGATAGGTTGTTAAAACCTTTACGCAAGTAAGCGTTAAAGGCTTCGCGAGCTTCTACCTTTTTAGCTGGTGCAGCTTCGCGTACTTCTTCGGCTTTGTTAGCCATTTCTTTCTTAAGTTCTTCGGCACGCTCGATACGAGCAGCAGCAGAGCGGAGCTCGTCTACTTCGTTGCTGATTGCGTCAAACTTCTCGTTTTCCTCTTGAGAAAGGTTACGGCCTTCTGCTTTAGCAGCCGCTACCATTCCCTGCATTTGCTCTACTAGAGCGCCGCGCTTTTCGCGCAATTGTTTAGCATTCATCTTCTTTAGCTAGTTTAATTAATGCATTATAAATATTATAGTTCAATTCTTCGGTAGGTGTCTCTCTCACGTCCTCCGCTGCGCTTTCGCCCTTGTTGGGCTCTGCGCTACGTAGGCCGCTCGAGGCTGCCGTATAAGCCGGGTACACTACCGGGCTAACGTCGAATAGAGAGCCTACCCTCTCTATATATCTTACGTGCTGGCCGTTCTCTAACTTCCAGCTATCCTTCTCTACTGTAAAGCCAAAGCTCGATTGGGAAAGGTCCCCTCTTCTAAAGAGCTCTAGCATATCGTTACCGTACGAGGTGTTAGGCATCTCGAAGCGGTAGTATAAGCCTTTATCGTCTTCCTTGAGCTCTAGGGTACCAGAAGAGGTACGAGCTAAAAGGTAGTTACTGTCGTGGTTGTATAATGCTCTTACGTCATTGTCTAGCACATTGCTAAAAGCTCCCGGTAGGATAATCTCGCGGAAGCCCCCGAGGTCCTCGCTCATACTATTAAATACGCTGGCGTATCCTTCTACCGTTCTACCTTCTACAGCGGCCTTTAGTTCGCCGTCGTAAGCTCTCTGCTCTACGATTTCGTTAAGGCTGCGTACCTCTGCGCCGTCGACCTTATTTAAGGTGCTGAATAGGTGCGCTACTCGTAGAGGAGGTTTACGCTCTACAAAAGCCCCTTCTTCGCTGTCGTATTCGTAAATAGAAATAAGAGCGGCGGGGTCTTGTTCTGTACCGTTTACTTTAAAGCCGCTGTCGGCTTCTATTTGGCCGTTTCTCTCAATTTCTACTACTACCCCTTGGCTGCGACCTCCGGAGCTGTTCCAGCTCACAAAATCGCCTACCGCGAGCTCGTCTGGTTCTGCGCGGTCTTCGCTCGCCATCTCGGCGGGCTCGCCCTTGCCGAAGGTTATAATAATCTCGCTATCTGTTTCCTCAATAGCTTTTATATGTCTCTTTAGCTCTTTCTCTTCCATTTCTTCGTAGGTTCTTTTAGCCCAGCGCAGCATCTCGTCTCCGCCCCAAGCGGCGTACATAATAGAGCCGCAGATTTGCTTACCGTCCTCGTCTTTAAAGCTTCCCTTATCGTACACTTTAGCACGGCTTAAGAAACTGTAAATACGGGGGAGGCGCTGCTCTGTAATGGCTTCGCGGTTAGCGATAATACGAGCAGACTCCCACCCTACCGAGGTACCGCAGTCGGTGCCCTCTTCTTCGCGAAGTGCTAACGCTCTTTTAGCGTTATCGGTTGCAGCTTGTGGGTAATCGGTCCAAGGCATTAGTCCGCGTCTACGTTAGTGTTATCTACCCCGGCTTGGTTCATATTCAAGGGCTGGAGGTATACATCGCCGCCCTCTACCGGGTTAAGGTTCTCTAGGTCTCTAATATCGTTAACCGATAGCCAGCCCCACTGCCTAGCAGTTGCGTAAGCATCGTAGCGGCCTTGGAGGTCCCCACGCATTAACCCCTCCATAGAGAAGTAGGCGTAGTAGTTGCTCTCGTCAGCTCTAAAAAGCTTGCGGTTAAACTCTACCTCGAAGCGGCGTACATAAGGCGTTACGCAGTCTCTAACGAACTGTATAGCTTGCTGCTCTACGTTCGCTCTGGTGCTGCTATTGTCTAGGTCCGCTAAATAGCTTGGAGGGATTCTAAAGATTCTAGCTATTTCGTTTACTTGGAATTTACGAGACTGTAAGAACTGGGCCGCTTCTGGGTCTAGTCCTATTTTCTCGTACTTCATACCTTCCTCAAGTATGGCCGTACCGTGTGAATTGCTTAAGCCTCCGTTAGCACGGTTCCAGCTAGCCTTTAGTCTATTGATAGCTTCCAAGCTCAAACGGCCCGGAGCTGTAATGATTCCGCCAGTATTCGCACCGTTAGAGTAGAAGCGAGCGCCGTACTCTTGGGCCGCAAGCCCAATAGCTACGGCCTCGCGTGCTACTGTTAGAGGGCTCTTGCCCGTCAAACCATTAAAGCTTAACCCTACTATATGCAGAATTTCGTAATCTAAATAGGTGTGCTTATCGTCGAAAATATACACCTTTTCCCCGTCCATTACTTTAACCTCTACTTTAGCGGGGTTAAGTGGAATAAGGGAAATAGGCCGCCCGGCGGCGTTTAATTCGATTTTAGCGTAGGCGTTCCCGTGGAGGACCAAGTTAGCCGCTAGCGCCTCTCTAAAGGTAAAGCTTGAGCTTACGCTGTTAGGAGTCTCTGCTAGTAGCTTTTGGATTGGATGCTCTCGAGCTATAGTGCGCGTCTCGCCGTCGTATACATATACGTTAAGAGGGATGCTAGCGATAGTCTCGCTAATGATTCTTACAGCTGCATAGACGGCGCTAAAAGTTAGCGCGTTATCCTCGCTTACTTGTACGCCCGTCTTACTGCTTCCGAATAAACCCGTAAGCCACGCAGCCGGATTGCTTAAGCTGGTGCTAGGGTTCTCTGGGGAAGCTCTAAATAAACGGGTAAATAGCCCGGGGGTCTTGTTATCTGCCAAAGCTTAAAGTATATACTTTGGGCAAATATACAAAAAAATAAATAAAAACCTTGTAAGGTTACTATTTTTATTGTATAGGGAGGCGCGTAATCTTGTAGGTATCGTTTTCGTAATAGTTGCACTTGGCGTTTATAACCTTCGTAAGGGTGCTATAATTGAGCTCTAAGGCCTTGCAAGCTTTTGTTAGGGTTCTATATCCTTTTACCTCTTTGGAGCTCTTACGCTCTACTAAAATAATTCTCATACAAATAAAATAGTCTCTTCTTGTTCGGGGTTATCTCCTTCGGCGCATCTGGTGCAAATTTGCAGCGCCGTTATATTGCTTATCTCTTCCGAGTACTGGCCGCAGCTCTGGCAGTAGTACTCTACCTCATTACTGCACATATCCCAGTAAAAGGTATTGGACCAAAGCTACGGCTTTAAATAGTAGCTTCATCATTGGGAAGAATAAAAGGCCGCCTAAAATTGCTAGGCCTAAATTACGCGCGTCGCGCGCTTCTTGGGTTATTACTTTCTTTGCCATTGCTTTAAATAAAATTTAGCTTTTTCCAAGCTGTTAAACTTGCGGCTTCCGTAGAAGCTCGGGGTATTCGGTAGGGCAGTAAATGCGCCGGGCGAGGTTTCTATAATCTCGGCCCCGGCGTATTGTATTACTCTCTTAATCTTCATATAGCCCTCTTTGTATAGTATCTGCTTCTGCCAGTCTTGCATATTACATTACTTTACTTAAAGCTTCCCAGCACTGCTTAATTTCGCTCTTAGTAAAGTATGTGCCTTCAGTATCTACTAGCCATTTGCTGTGGCGTGGGACTGTTGACAAAAACTCCCAGTAAGCGTCTGTTTCCTTACCTCCAGTAACATACCAAGAGTACATACCCTTTTCGTACTGTAGCATTTCTACTCCGTTAAGAAATAGCTTGTAGTATCCAGCTTCTACCTTCTTGAATGTTACTTTGAAATTTGTCATTTTGTTTGCTTTTGTTGTTATTACTGGTGTAAATATACGCCGCTTTTTTTACCCCGCAAATAAAAACGCATTTTTTTTCATATTTTTTTTAGGGATATAAAAAAAGCCCCGGCTGGGGCTCTTTCTTAAGATAGTGCTTTTTTGTACTCCTCGTAAGCTTCGTAAGCTTTAGTACCGTACTTCGGCTTATGGTGTACCGTTACGTACTTCATACGAATTTTTATATCGTTACCATCTGGAGCGGTAAACTTAATACCTTCGTGGTTAGGCTTTATTTCGTAGTAATCCTCGTAGCTGTTAAAGCTTCCGTATTCTAGTAGAGGCTCTAGTAGGTCTCTAACTTGCTCGAATACTTCGCGAGATACTGTAAGAGGGTTTACGTAGATATCGTAGCTATTACCCATAGAGAAGCTTTCGTAGCTAAACTGGCAGAAGCTGGCTACCTCTTTACCGAACTTGGCAGCGATAATTTGCTTTACTACTTGGTTGTAAGTGTTTCCGCTTGCACGGTAGTACACATTACCAGAGTAGTTAGTATCCTTAATTAGGCTTACGTTTTTAAGTTGAACGTTTAGAGCTGTTGCGTTTACTTTTACTGTTGCTTTCATTTTGTAGTGTCTTTTAGTTTTTGTTGTTGTTGTTTGACACTTCAAATATACGGCTACTTTTTATTTATGCAAACTTTTCCGTAAAAATTTTCCATTTTTTTTAGTCTGTAGCCTTTTCCTTCGTGTACAATACAGACCGAGTACCCGTCTTTACTGGGCTCCTCGACAAAACTAGTAAAGCCTAATTCCATCATATGGAAACATAAAGCTAGAGCTTCTTCTTTGTCCATTATAATATAATAAGGTCGCGCTCGTCGTAAATGCTGCCCGCGTCTCCATCGGTCCTATGTTTCGTAAGCCAGATACCCACGGCCATAGCCCAAGCTTGCGCTACATCAATTTTATCGGAGCTTTTGCTTTTATCAAATTTCACGTTTCCGGCGGGGTCGCTTTTGGCTTGTACATTGCTAATACACCAGCGCAGTAGGCTATTACCCGTGTGAGCTATTGCCCCGCTCCTTAACCATATCTCGAGCTGCTTAATCGCTGGGCTCATACTGGCGAAGCCTTGGCCGTATGGCTCCACCGGGAGCCCTTCCTCTGCGAGCTCCGCAATAAGGCTGCTAGAGTTCCAGCGGTCGTACGCTATAGCTTTTATGTTAAACATCTCGGCAGCATCGTAAATAACATCGCTTATATAACGGTAGTCGGTTACGTTCCCCGGCGTTACCATTAGCTCGCCCTTGGCTATAAATTTGTTATAGTCGGCTCCTACCTTCCCTTGCCTTCTATCTACGGCGGCCTCCGTTACCCAGCTATAGACCACCGTCTTAAAAGGCTCGTCTTCGTACAGCGGAGGGAATACTAAAACAAAGGCCGTTAAATCCTCGGTGCTCGCAAGGTCGAGCCCCGCGTAGCAGTCCCTACCTTTTAGGTCTGCGAGCTCATACTCGAGCTTACAGCTATTAAAGTCCTCGTCGTTTACCCATCTCGTTTCGGAGCTGGTCCACTGGTTAAGGTGCAGCCTTCTAAAAGTATTCTCGTAAGTTACCAGCGCTTTAGCTTTTTGAGCTTGTGCTTTTATATAGTCTTCTTTAATGGTTATACCGTAACCCGGGTTAGCCTTCTTCCAAGTCTCGGGGCTATGGATATCATCGTCGGGGTCTGCTTCGAATATATGAGGGTAAAAGGTAGCATCTTCAATAATACCGTCCCTTACTTTTTTAGCGTAGTCGTAAACCTCGTAGCAGATACTCTCCTTATTACTTCCCGCAGTTGAGATGCTAAAGAAGAGCGGCTGGCGGCGGGCACCGCTCGCCGTCTTCATTACATCGTACAGCTCTCGGTTGGGTTGGCTGTGGAGCTCGTCAAATAGTACGGCGTGGGCGTTATATCCGTGGGCGGTATCTGCGTCAGCGCTTCGGGCTTGTATAAAGCTGCCGTCTTTAGCTACGATGCTGTTACGGTATACCTTTACGCGGTCCATCAGTAGCGGAGACTGTAGGACCATTTGCTTCTGTATCTCGTGAATCATTCCCGCTTGGCCTCTGTCCGCGGCACATACGATAATCTCGGCCCCCGGTTCGTTATCACTTACCAGAAGGTAAAGCCCTAGAGCTGCTAAAAAGTTAGTCTTACCATTCTTACGAGGCCAGAAGAGGAAAGCCTCCCGCGTGATGCGGAGGCCCTCCTCGTTTACATTCCCGAAGATATCCCTAATAACCTCCTTTTGGAATGGCTCTAATATAAAAGGCTGCTTTGCTAGCTCGCCTTTTGTATGGGTTGTTATTCTCTCGATAAACTTTATAACCCTTTCTGCTTTTGCCTCGTCGTACATTGGCTTACATTTCTATAATATCGTCTATATCTAGAGTGCGGCCTTCGGGCTTCTCTAGCTTGGACCTACTCGCGGGAGTCAGTCCGAATTCTATTAGCATCATTCTAATACGCCGCCACGCGTCCGCGCTTTGAGCTGCGGCGGGGTGCGGCTTTAATACTTTGGCTCCGTTGCTCGCGTAGGTTTCATATATACGGCCCTCCTTCTGGAGGCGTAGCTCTGCCGTGTACCATTCTTGGTACGCTAAAGCTAGGAGCTCTAGGGCTGTATCGTCAGCCGTGGATAAGAGCCCCATACTATGAAGGTGCCCGACGGTCCGCTCGTACATCATCTTACCCTTTGCCTTTAAAAAGCTTGGGGTAGTCTTTGCGGGTTTTCCCTTTACGACCGTTACCGGATTCTCTGGCGCTCGGTCCTTTCGGGCAGTTCCTCTTTTCTTTTTCAGCTCTTGCGGGGCTGGTCTTCTACCTCTTGGCATTTGTTAAATTTTTAACACTTTGTTCTATTCCTAACTTCCTAACGAAATTTGACACCATAAAAACGAGGC